AACTGTGCTGTGTTTGAAGCTTTTTCTGTTGACTTCAACGCACCTCTAGCAGAAGCATTTATTAGATAGAACATACTAGCTACATCAGCATTAGCTGCTGCAACGTCTGTTTCCATTCCGATGTACTCAGCAAAAGTACCAAATGTACTGATTGTCTGTGTACCTACACCTGTTGTATCTTTAATTCCAAGAGGCTCGTTAGAACTACCAGAACCATAGATTGCTGCGTTATCAAGCTTAGTAGCAATAACCTTTGCAATATCATCTCTAATCATTGACTCAACATCAATTGATGACTGAAGAAGAAGTCTTCTTGAATAATCAACAAATGCACCAACTGTCTTAGGTGTCATGTTGACTTGATCAAATGCTTGCTGACTCTCAGTTGGAGCTCCAGACTCACCCACAAAATATGCAGTTGATGTAGATGTCATTCTTGGAATAGCTACGTTACCTGACAATCCAGTAAGCATTGTTGGGTTTGTTGCCATCACAGCCATTCTCTTTCTAAGAATGTCAATGAATGAACCTGCAAGTAATTCTGTTGGAACTAAATTACCACCAGCTGTTGCTGTACCTACATTCAAGTCTCTTTTTAAAACTTCGTTTGGTACTAAGATTCCATTTGCTGGTTTCTCATATCTCTTAGAAGCTTCCTCAGATACTTCTCTCTCAAAAGCTGCTGCTTCTTGAGCTTGACGATCTGTAGGATTTGCTAAAGCATTTAATGCTCTTAAGAAAGAGAATCTCTTAACTTCTTTTTGGTCTAAGCCAACTTCATTTGTACTCATGTCAGTAGAACGGATAGGTGTATTACGAACCTCTGCCTTGTTTTTTACAAGATCGAGGATAGCTGCCTTTGCTTCTTCGGGAGTTTTATTTCCCTTTATAAGTGAATCAGCAAGCTGTTCTGCTCCATACTCTCCGAACTCACGACATAATGAAGTGATTGATGCTGTACGAGCGTTATTTTCATCAATAGCACGTTGTACTTCGGCTTTGATGTCGATTTCAACGGCTGGAGCCGTATCAACCGCAGTTTCTTTAGTTGATTCTTCCATGTTTCGGACTGTTGTTGATGCGGGTTCAACCGCAGAATTAATCTCCTCGTTAGGAGATTTACCTTCCATACTAATACTATTACCTTGAGAGGGTTCTATCAAACTTCTTCCGAAACCAATTGTAGGATCTGCTGGAACTGTAACAACTGATAATTCGTGTACTGACCAATTAGTAGCTCTCATTCCATCTTCCGCTTCTTCCATATCATTTATCTGATATCCAAAAGATATACCTCTCAAGATTCCATCCTGGACATCTTGTAAAATCTCAGATGCAAACTTATTCCTTGAGAAACGAATTTTTGCATAACCACGCTTATCTTCTGGATTTATGTAAGCACGTTCAACAACACCAATCGGTTTGTTCATGTCGTGATTAAACAAAACAGCACCGCCATCATTTAATCGTGCTAAATCTGCTGCACCTTCATCATGGCTTAACACTTCGTTACCGAAATAACGCTTAACAGCAAATTCTGATGAGAAAGGAAACTCAAATGTGCGTGATTTTACATTTTTGAAGTCTGTAACTTCTTTACGCTCAAATTTATCTCCAGCCTCAATCGATCTAATGTCGCTAATTTTTGTAAGTGCCGAAAATCGATGACCTGCATAGATATCGGTAGGTTCGCCACTTCTATATACTTGGATCAAAGCAGCTGGATCTTCTGCTGTTCCGTTAATAACAAAAGAACTGCTAGGAACATCAATCTGTCCATCACGTTCTACTTTGGAAATTTTTCCTCTAGCTCGACCTCCACTAGCATTCCAAGAAACAAAATCTCCTGTTTTTAAAGCATCAGGTTCTGCTCTTTTTTCAACTTTAGTTTTTTCAGCCATAGTTTTTTCGTTAGTAGCAGGTTCAAACTTGATAGGTTCAAACTCGTTTCTCTCAAGCCATGCTTCTGCTTCAGAGGCAGAATATTCGGAAAGTCTGAACCTAATTGATTGAAGTTCAGCACCCTCTTCATTATCCTTTATACCAAATATAAAGTCTATACCTTGAGAGGCTTCATCGTTAGACCGCCTAAATGTATCATATTCCTCAGAATTTGTAATAGTTGCTGCGTGTTCGTTTGGATATGGTCTTGATAATTCAATAACTTCTCCTCTTTCTCTTGCTTTCTTAATAGCAGCAGCTTTTCCTCTACTCCAACTAAAACCTGCGTCCCCTCCCCAGGCTGCCCATGCAACCCTGCCTTTTGATGGATACCCTTTTTCTCCAGGTCTAAATCCTTCTGCTTTTTTATCAACTTCATGTCTAGCAAAAAAACTAAACATCCTGACAACAACATCCGCAGATAACTCGTTACCACTAATAATTTGTGTGGCTCTTACCGCTGCAACCTGTGTACCACCTGCTCTACCTTCTTTTTTCCATTCCTTATATCGTTTAGCTTCCGTCTTCATCCCATCTGTGGGTTTCAGATTAATATCAGTTCCGCTTACATTTGCCATAGTTACTCAGCCTTTTTGCGTGTTTTTTTAGATCTGCTAGGAGGAGGTGTGATGTTCACATTCCCTTCTGCCTGTCCCATCTCTACTTCTAAGTCTAGATCTTTATCTAATGTAACTCCTAAACTATCAGCGACATCTTGTTCTCTTGCAATCTCAGAAACAATATCGTCATAATCTCCACCATTTGTCTGTGCAATGACTTGAGACTTACTCATGTAACCTGCTTGCTCTGCCTCACGATATGCTCTTATCTCTTTTAAAGGATCAACATAATGTTGTGCAGGTGGAGTCCATCTTGGTTTGCAATATCGTTTTGAATTAGCGGTATAATCAATAAAATCTAAATCACCTGATAAAACAGACAATGCAAGCCATTCCTTAAATATTCTGTAATGGAAATTATCGATCATATACTTTTGACAGAACTTCCAATGTTCTCTATCTTCAAGCAAACTTAATCTTGAACTAGAATAATTAGTTTCAGAAAAATCTTTACTGATAGTTTCAAAGCTACATCCTATTCCTGTCGCAAAACGTCTAATTTTATTTTTAACAAACATCTCATACTGTTGAGATGGATAATCAATATCAGGAATCTGTACACTTTCATTTGGTGCTAGATACCTAAATTCTCCAGGGCTAAATGATTGTATTCTTTGATTGTTCTGTACCTCATCTCCAATCAATTCGCCTTGGTCATTTTGAATAAATCCCATGATACTTGCACCTGCTCTTGCTCTAATAACAGCAGCTTCTTCATATCCTTGTAATTGATGCATATCAGCCATCACACTATGAAACCAAGGCACTCCTCTATTCTGTCCTGGTCTTTCGGGTAAGAATAAATGAATAATATCTTTTGCATCTATAAAGATATGTAATTTACGATTTGCAGAATAATCTAAATAATATGCATCGCCTGGATGTTTAGTTAAGATCGCATATCTGACAGGTCTACCCCACTCATCCACCTCTACACCATTTCTCCATTCATTGTTTTTATTAAGCAACTTGTCATCATATTCTTCATCTAACAAATCACTCTCAATCATTTGTAGAGCTATAGGAACATTAGACTCGCCAAATGGTTTTCTTACAATCCTAAAGATAGCTTCTCCTGATTCACATAATGCACCTGCTGCCAACCATTCAAATTGGTGAAAGGAATACTTCCCTGCACAATCACAACTGTTAGCTTCTGACCATTCTGCCCATTTCTCTTCAATCAGATTATTTACTCTTTGATCTCGCTTTCCTCCTCTTTGTTGCAAAACAAGAGATTGAAATTTCATTCCTGTTCCGACAATATTAATTTGTGTTGTTCTTTTTGCCTGTCTTGCATATGGATTATTCCTTACAAGTTCTCTTGATCTATCTCTTAGCTTACGCAGACTACCTCTAATCTCAGCATCAGCACTTAACTGACTACTCATCCAATCTTGTGTAAGTCTAGAAACTAATGCTCCTTGATATGCTCGCATTCCTTTTAAAGGTTGGGCATTACGACCAAAACCTAAAACTCTCCTTACTGCATTTGAAATGTTAGATCTGATTCCCATTAGTATGCTCCATCAAAGCGAACAAATGTTGCTCTTGGATTGCCCAAACCATTTGCCATTGTCTCTGCTTGTTTTTCTCTTACAAGTTCTACTTTATATTGACTCTTAAGAGTTAACAATTCTGCTAACTCATATTTTTTAGCATTTCGATTTCCAATCTTATATTCTTTAATCGCACCACCGCTAATTAAGGTGCGTATTGCTGCTTCTATTGTTTCTAAATCTTTTTCAACTTGACTTCTACCATCGTAAGCAGGTGGAGTTGATCCTGTATAAACAAGAGACTCTAATACTTCAAATTGTCCTGTTGATATAGTTTGTTTCTCTGCTCCTGATTTATTTGCAATGGCTTGATAAAACCATTCTCCTTTTGAAAAAGTCTCAGTTACATTACTTGCAATTGTAAATTGGAATCCATCTATATATGCACTACTTGATACTGTCGCAGCTTGTGGGCCTATCCGTGTTCTTAAATAATAAGTAACTGACCAATCTGGGCTACTTATTGCATTTCCATATACATCTTGGCTAGAAGGTATTCTCCATTGAATATAATCCCCTGCTCTTATCGTTTTAGGAAAAGTCATTTTTTTACCAATTAGAGACAAAATTCGACTTATTAGCCGATTTAGTTTGATTTAATCTTATCTTACTATCCTTTTGAGGTTCAGACGGATTTAATCTTCTTTCAAACTGATC